GTGAAATGCGACGTTTACTCAACGTCAACCTTTTCAGGCGACGTTTCAACGGACGTACCCTCACGGGCACAATCGTGAAACCTCGCGAAACCCACTCCCCTGCCGACCATAGTTAATATGGCCGGATCCCCCGTAGTTTGATGCGAGACTCTACGGGACGTCCCTGACGTTCCAGATGGTCTCTATCTTGCGAAGGAAGGATCCCTCGTTTCAATAGAAACTTGAGCAGAGCGCCTTCTCCTGAGACTTTCGAATCAGGAGTTACAGCGCGAACAATCGCTCCGCTTACGCGGGGCGAGTGGTCATTAGGATCGAGCCAGCCAGTCTGGTAAGACAAAGCTGATTCGCGTCCTAGCCCTGCCGCTGTCTTCGCGACAACTGGCCACCGACCTTTGAGAACGGTCGGAATCCAATCGTCGAGCATTCTAGCGGTCTTCCAATAACCACCCCAGTAAAGGAGGTTACGAAAAGCCACCAGACCGACAACTTCATCAACGTCAGCGAGTGAGCGAGGTAGATCATGACGGAGTCGAATAGGGGTTACCCATTCGCCATCATAATAGTCACCTCCGCAAGATTCCCGGAATTTCCCATTCCAGAAACTCTTGTCCTTGTTCACTTTGAGGCCAAACGCCTCAAGGAACTGAATCACTCGTAGTACATATTCTACGGGAACGATGATATCGTCTCCGTAGACGCGCACCTTGTTCCGAAAGCTTAGAATAAGCTTTCGGTCAAGTGGTACTCGTCGCTCGTAAGCAATCGCTGCGAAGATAATGGTAGTGAATACCATAGCTTCGACGGGAAAGCAGAGCGCTGAGCCCATAGACGCGAACTTGGCCAAAGGGATAACCCCATGACCAGGTACACGAGCCTTCCGACTCCTTGTTGCCTGGATCCCCTCACTAAGGTGAGGAAACCTAGAAAACAGGAGAAGTACATGCTCGTTCAAGACACGATCGGATGCGTCGCTCAAGTCGAGCGTCGCGAGAGCGCCATTGATGGAGCCCTCATAGGCCAAGAACCGATTGGGTTCCTGGTCCTTGAAACCGACGAAGAATCGGCCGAGAGCCGAGTCCTTACCTCCACCGGAAGGTGGAAGTTCGGGACCTTTCTCGAGGCAGTTGACAAGCTGCATCGAGAGGGACTGCTGCATATACTGCACAGCAGTTGGCTCAATGGCTATGATTCTCGGGGTCTTGAGTGTCTTAGGGACTGGAGTGACCTTTACAGGAACTTCAGCCCCAGGCTCGAGAAACTGGACACGGTCCAGCTGGTAGTTATAACGCCAGCTGGGGAGAGCGTAGTCTCCGTAAGGAAACACACGCTCGAGCCGCAAGGGCCACTGCCTAAGGTCGAACTTACCGTTACCGGAAAGCCGATCCGCAGTAGCACCGGGACCGTGGCGTGGAACGAGAGTGAGTTCGTCGGCGACTGGTCGGATGTCATCCCGATCATAAAGCGCCGAGTCTTGCACACAAGCCTGGTCGACATAGTCGACTGGCCGGCTCACATGGAAGTGGCTGGGCTCCTTATGGGAGCTCTTAAAGACACTTCCTTTCGGGAGACCAAGGATAGTATCCAATGGACTCTCGATGTGATTCCGCTCGTTCTGATGTGTACGAGTAGTCCCAGAGAAATCTGAGACCCACTCTACACCAAGCTGGTGTGTACCGAGGAGGATGTTCTCCACCTCGGCAAATACATCAGCCCACAACAACGTGGACGCTTTTTGAAAGAGGTCTAAGAGACCCTCTCTCTCAAGCTTACTGGTGTCCATGTTGCCCAGCTCTTCCTCTGTCTCTATGAACTTGCGCATCGCGCGAGCGGTACGTACTTGCGTACATTCCCGCTTGATCTTCTCGAACGTATACGAAAGTAGACGAATCGAGGAGATAGAATCGATGCATGGGTTCATGAGGAGAGTACCACTAGTGTCGAATACACGCCGAAGGAAACCTTGAAGGAATTCAGGGAGACCACCTCTAAAATGGAAACCATCGAAGAGGTTGTCGGCGATGAGTCCTAGTTCGAGAGACCTATCAAAGGCCTTTCCGAACCGGGGTAACGAGATCGTTAGAAACGATTCTCCCTCACACTCGACACGCCTCAGGACTGTTTTGATGTCCTGAGTGGCGCTAGTACCGCACCTGCTGGCACTTTCAGTAGCCAGCATACTCCACAGTGACGTCAGCCTTTTCACTCTTCCTCCTAACGGGAGGTGTTGAGATGCCTTAGGCTAACTCGGCACGTAGATTCACATGAGGAGAGAGAGGAACACACTACAGTGTGTGAAACTGGGGGAAATAGCATGCCCCCCTCTCTCCAGCAGGAACTCCTAAGTAGAAAGCACTAAGTAATACGACACCGATGAAGGTGGCGGATTACAAGAAAGTGCGGCTACGAAAAGGAAACCTACGCTGAGGTGAATTAAAAACCTCAGAATTTTCATGTGATCAGTTCTCACGACCCAGAAGGGAAGTGAGAGCTGCCCCGGAAGAAGCAGAAAGGAAGGCGATGAAGCCGTCCAAAAGCTGCTTTTCCGATGCGATCGTCAAGCTCCCCACCTTAGGAGTCTTGGAGACAAACCAACAGGCGTCGGTTGCCTCGAAAAACTCACCAGTGGTGAGGGGGTTAGCGACGATCTGAGTCCGGTCGAGACGGAGCATTGACTGGTTGTAGGAATTTCCCAGTTGATGGGAAACCTGCAACTTGTGTGTTCCGTCCGCGGTGGCAAAAGCTCCAGAGTTGGAGCCTGAACCAGTCCTCTTGAAGGACTGCGCCACAGCGTTGATCGTGATCGTGGGATCTGCGTACAAAGAAGCCATCTCCTGTATTGTAGGACCGGAAGAAATCCGGACGTGGGTGTAACACCATAAGGTGAGTAACCTTATGGCCACGGTTTGTCAGCCCCATCGGGACAAGCCCAATGCAGCGACGGTGGCGATCTGTCTGGCGGATAAACCGTCATAGGATACGCCGAATCCGTATGGTGTTGCGACATGTCGTGTTTTTGTTTCACGGACACGTGTCTTGACCTGGTAGAATCCGGAATAACTCCCGGAGTCAACCTGAGTCAAACCTGAATGGCACATAGTGTAGCCATTCCGCATCACCAAACCGTCCGACCCGAACGCAGAGATATTATGCATTACATCTCCAGTGTTCGAAAACCAGTCGGCGGCCCAACTCCACGGGCTGAGGTTCCAAAGAACCTCAGGGGTTAAATCTATGCCAAGAAGTTTCCTAGCATAGGCGCCGTAACGAGAGATCTTCTCGCGAGCGGAATCCCCGGTGGGAAGGTAGTAAATGAAATCTACCTCCATCCATTTACGAACGAACTTCTGTTCGGAATGGCCACCACCTGTGAAGAAACCTGAAGGATACTCCATCAGTTGCGAACAATTGTACGCTTGTGATGAAGTAATATCAGGCCACTCATAGCTTCTCTTGCTGACGACATTTGCTCTCTGTTGATAAGAGGTCAAAATCTTGTCAGCATTGTCAACGGTCGTCGCGAAATCGCGTACACCGCGAACGAGAGGCAACCAACCAAAATCAACATTGAGATACTCAGAGCCGGATGATTTAGCTATCCGAGTCTTTTCTCTCAGTGCTTGACCAGGTAGGTTAGGTAGGCCCTCCATTCGTAACTCTCCAATAAAAACAGAGAGATCGAATGCAGGATGCGTGGGCTCGATCGCCGCAATAGCAGAAGTGCTAAGAGCGTTGATCTCGGCCTCGGAGGGGTGACTAGGGAGTCCCAATGAAAGGGGTCCCGCCCCTGACGGCCCGACGATCCTTACGGATCCGTCGAGAAGCCAGGGAGTGCCACTATTCTTCATCTTCTTCGAAGATGGAGAAAAGGTCGTGACATCTCTGTTGAGAGTCATCGGCCCACCTCCACTCCACCGATTCTTGAGACGACTATGAGTCGTATCTTGAATCCACTCAAAACAGGCAACGCCTGGATAAGAGTATGGAGTCCACTCACTGAACCCCGTCGGCCGTCGAGTCCCAGAAACAGGATTCGAAAGCCAAGTTCTTTGACGGAGTCTAGCCATGCAAAACACCTTTGAGTGAGGAACGGAATACCCATCTGTGGAGATGAGTACTAGCGTGAGACCACCCCTCGGGGTGG